ATCTCTTTCTTCTTGTGAGAGAACCTTTGAAATGTCTTCAATTTCTTGATTCGTTTCAAGGGTAACCTCCTCATTTAACAATAAATGTAATACCGACTTCCAACTAGGAGATTTTTCCTTACTCCTACGGAATCTTAAATAGTAACCCCTATTTGGGTCAAATTCTTCCCTCACGGGGAGACCCCTAATAGTAAGTCCAACCTGATTGAGAAAGTTCATAGGGTTGGGAGTTAACTGGGGCAACAGCCCCCATTCCGTTCGGAGATGCAGATCAGAGTTCAGGTATGAGTCTAATTTCCTCAAACCATCCGGTCCAAGCTGCACGGGCTTCTTTACCTTTCGATTGGGTATAGAAACCCTTCCAGATGAATCACCGCGATTTCTCCTCTCAATAATCCCCTCTAGTAGACCCTTTCTCAATAAGTCTACTCGGGGAGAGTTAATGAGGCCTGAAACTCTGAGATTAAGACCACCAAACCTTTTTGGAATAGGTCCTAAGACAGAAAGAGAAATCAGATCCTTTCCAGACCGTAGAAGAGTGTGTGCCCTCATTCCCCAAAGTGACCGATACGTCCAATAAAGTTGAGATAGGCTGTTCCAAGAAAGCCATCTCCACTTTATGGGAGTAATATCGACACCTTTAAAGAACAATTTCCCAGCAAATTCTCCACAAACAGAGGAATTTAAACTCTTTTGTGAGGAGATTGGTACCTGATAGTCGTGGAGGAAGGACAGATACAATCTGTAAACTCCCTCATGTGAAATCACGACATCATCACCAAGGACCCGAAAAGTATTTACTGGAGACACACCTTCAATGCGACAGCAACACCAGAGTATTAGATTATGCAACAGGGAGAACAGAGGGAACGAAGGGCCTAAGCCCATCGCCTGTCCTTTTTCTATTGGATGTAACTTACCATCCAAGGGATTATGGACGAGACTAGTGAACATTAAATTCACCAGCTCCGACATACACCCTAATTGAATCAATATCTCTCTCTGGAGACTCCCAGGTAAGTTCCAAGTACAGTCTTTCAAATCTGTGCAGAAGAGCTTTACCCCTTCCGATTGTTTCTGGACTATAAACTTGTGACCTGAGGATTGGTCAAAGGTGCAGTCAGTTGGTATACAACGGTTCAACTCTAGTAACTCCCTCTTAAGGGCTGTTAACTTTTGTTGGACTAATGGATTACCAACCATGACTAATCTGGTTTTTCCGCCAGATTCACCTATGACTGTGAGATTACCTTGCCATGCCCCTCGGGGTTTGACCCTAGGACGTGGATATGATGACCCAAGATTGGTTTCGAAGCCAAAATTAGGTCCAAGTTTACTCTCGATCCAGTCATCCGGAAAAGTTTGGGAAACAAATTCGAGCCAGGATCCATTTATACCTGGTCGGATTGCAACACTTTGTCCCGTTGGGGATAATCCCATTGGCTTGGAACGCAATGAGATCCCGAGTGCCCTACAGGCAATTCGGAGTGTTTTAACCCATAACTTATGGCTTTCAGGAATAACGGGTTGCTGTAATGCGGCATTAACCTGGTTCACAACGTCAGGCTTGTAAGGACCAAATACGGTGTGATGTAAATTTAATACAGATAAGATCTTACGTATCATAATTTTATTATGATATGAAGGTTTTACCTTGTCCCTTTCAAGGACAATCACAAGTAGTTGGAATAGCTCCTTATATTTGGATGGTATTTTGTACCCCAAATACAAGGAACAGCTGAACCAATCTTCCTTATAACGGTTTTCACCGGAAATAAGTTTGATTGCCCAAGCTTTGAGTTTCTTCCATGTCTGCACAAAGCCAGGTAACCCTTTGTTAGTTATTAGGCTTTTAACCCAACCACTAACATAAGGAAATTCAGGGGTAATCGTGAGGAGGGCGGCTTGAAGTAGATTTTTATCTATTCTCATGTCTGCTCCTTCACTGAGGTATCCATGACCGCCACACGGAAAGTATCTATCTTTATGTATACATAGACACTTAGTTAATAAGGAACTAACTAGATATAGCGAAAG